GGTGGTATGCCATACTGGGTTAAATCATCAAGATACAGTTTTAAAGATAACGGTATCTTCAATCTACATGCAGTTGTAAGTGGTTACAATGGTGGTTATGAACCCGAAGTTCAAACTCCTGTAAAATCTGCACCAATTCCTGCAATTGCAAATCCATCTAATATGCCAGTGGCTGCAAAAACCACTGCTGTCAACTCACTTGACAACGTCAAAATCATTCCCGAGAAGATGTCAAACTATGTTCCTTTTGGACACTTCAAAGATGTCAAAGGAATTATCAAATCTAAAATCTTTTTCCCAGTATTCATTACTGGACTAAGTGGTAATGGTAAAACATTAATGATTGAACAAACTTGTGCTCAATTGAAGAGAGAACTCTTCAGAGTCAATATCACTATTGAGACAGACGAAGACGACCTAATGGGTGGTCACACTCTTGTTAATGGTAATGTCGTCTTCAGAGAAGGCCCTGTTATCAAAGCAATGAGAAAAGGTGCTGTCCTTCTTCTTGACGAAGTTGACTTGGGTTCTAACAAACTTATGTGTCTACAATCAGTTCTTGAAGGTAAAGGATACCTAATCAAGAAAACTGGTGAGTGGGTTTCACCTGCAGAGGGTTTCACAATCCTTGCAACTGCAAACACTAAAGGACAAGGGTCTGATGATGGAAAGTTCATAGGAACTCAAATCATGAATGAGGCAATGTTGGAAAGGTTTGCAATCACAATGCAACAGGAATATCCACCAGTGACTACTGAAAGAAAAATCCTTGCAAAGGAAATGGAATTGACTGGTGAAGTTGATTCAGAGTTCGTCACTAAACTAGTTGACTGGGCTGACATTATCAGAAAAACCTACTATGAAGGTGCGATTGATGATGTTGTCACGACTAGAAGATTGGTTCACATTGTCAATGCATTCAGAATGTTCAATGACAAACTCAAGTCAATCACAATGTGTATTTCAAGATTTGACGAAGAGACTAGAAATAGTATCCTCGACCTCTACTCCAAGATTGATGCTGGAGTAGACTTGAATGCAGAAAACTCTATTGACGAATCAGACACTTCAGAGTATAATGACTAGTATGTTCGGTAAAAAGAAAAAAACAATAGACTACAAATATAACGAGGACAAATCTCTAGAAGAATTGTCCTCTTATATTGATAACACCTATGACCAACATTATAGTTTAAACAAGTACCAATCCACTGAATTTATAATTGACAGTGGACATGGTGAAGGTTTTTGTATCGGGAACATCATGAAGTATGCTCAACGATACGGTAAAAAGGGAGGCAAGAATCGTGCTGATTTACTTAAAGTATTACACTATGCACTTTTCATGCTTCATGTTCACGATAAACAGGAGACTAAAAAGTGATGAAAATAAGTAACGACACGAGGAATGTCCTAAAAAATTTCTCAACAATCAACTCGGGTATACGAGTTAAAAAAGGAAACAAGGTGGAAACCATTTCCAATATGAAAAACATTCTTGCAGTTGCAACGATATCAGAAGACTTTCCACAAGACTTCAGTATCTACAATCTGCCTGAATTCTTAGGTGCAACTTCTTTATTAGAAGACCCCGAGTTTCAGTTCAATGATGCTTCATTATCTATCACAGACCAACATTCTGCAATGAACTATTTCTTTGCAAGTGAAGGTATGGTAACTGCACCCGATAAAATGATTACAATGCCAGAGGCAGAGATAAGTTTTAATCTATCTTCTACACTTCTAACAGACTTGAACAAGGCTGCAAGTGTACTAGGTGTAAATGATTTAATTCTTAAGTCAGATGGTACTACAATATCACTGGAAGTAACTGATAAGAAAAACACCACCTCTAATACGTTCTCAAGAATCGTTGGAGAGGGAGACGGAACAAAATATGTAATGAACTTTAAGATTGAAAATCTAAAAGTGTTAGATGGAAACTATGAAGTTTCAGTATCTTCAAAAGGTATATCTAACTTTAAAAACATAGATATTGATTTAGAGTACTTTATTGCATTGGAACCCGATTCAAAGTATGGTATTTAACCTATATAATAGTGTAAGTATTGTGCCAGTCTCTGCAATGCATACGGGAGTAGTCCATACTCATCAAAGGGTGGACTGCACTGTAAACTCGGTGGGGGGTTTACTCTTATTATGAAACAAGAATTTTTATATGTGGAAAAGTATCGTCCACAAACAATCAAAGATACTATCCTGCCTGGGAGAATCAAACAAACATTCAACGACTTTATAGAGTCGGGAGAGATACCAAATCTAATGTTATGTGGTTCTGCTGGTGTTGGTAAAACAACAGTTGCAAAGGCACTATGTAATGAACTTGGTGCAGACTATATTGTAATCAATGGGTCAGACGAAGGAAGACTCATAGATACTCTTAGGACTAAGATTAAAAACTTTGCATCTACTGTATCCCTTGCAGGAGGCCCTAAGGTTGTGATACTTGATGAAGCAGATTACATTTCTGCAGATTCAGTTCAACCTGCATTGAGAAACTTTATAGAAGAGTTCTCTTCAAACTGTAGATTCATATTCACTTGTAATTACAAAAATAGAATCATACCACCCCTACATTCAAGAACAACTGTAATCGATTTTACAATGACGCCTGATGATAAACAGAGACTTGCAAGTGTTTTTCTTGCAAGACTTATGGAGATATGTGACTTAGAGAATATTAAGTATGACCAAAAAGTTCTTGTTGAACTCATATTAAAGTTCTTTCCCGACTTCAGAAGATGTCTGAACGAGGTTCAAAGATATGGTGTGGGTGGAGAAATAGATACAGGACTTCTATCAACTCTCAACGAGGAGAAACTAACACCACTTGTTGATATGATTGCAGATAAGAACTGGGGTGCAATGAGAAAATGGATAGGACAGAATAGTGATAACGATTTCAATACACTATTCAGAAAATTATTTGATACACTTGAAAAGAGATTAGAACCAAGTTCAATTCCAGCATGTGTATTACTGATTGCAGACTATCAATACAAATCTGCATTTGCAATGGATTCAGAGATTAACTTTACTGCATGTCTAACAGAGATTATGTCGGAGTGTAAATTCAAATAATGGGTAAGTTAAGACAATGGTTTAGAAACTGGTTTGATATTCAAATAGAGAAATCATGGCAAAGAAAAGCAAACAAAATGTTTGCAAAACATAGTGTAGAATATAGAGACGGAGATAATACATGAGTCAATATGAAGATAGAGTAAATAAACAAAGAACAAAATTACAGGCAGAAGAATGGGCAAGGGGAGTTAAGGCTGTACATGCACATTCATTAGATTCCATGCATTACGACACACGACCCGAAGACACTGCAAAGGGGTCTAGGAATGTCTTAGACGTTGAATACAACGATAGTTCTGTAAAAAGGACTCTCGATACCAATGAAGTTGTGATGTTTGGTCATGCTTTGAGTGGTAAAGACCTCATAGATGCATTCGCAAGAAGTAATGACTAAGACCAACCCATTTGATTTCGTAAAGTCGGTTTCCTCCGACAAAAAGGATATTATGTATGATAATATCGAAGAGAAATTATATGCACCATTTTTAACCAACAAGGCTTTATCTTATCATCAAGATTCAGTCTTTTTTTCTAATGAAATGAACATCAGAAGCGGAACTGAAAACCGTCTTCAATACTTGTTTTTCCTAAATACTCTTAGGAAAAGACAAAGGTTCTCCAAATGGCAAAAACCATATGTGAGTAAAAAACTAGATGTCATTAAAGAATATTACGAGATAAGTACTAAACAAGCAAAAGACTATATGAGTATCTTATCCGACAGTGATGTTCGAACTATGAAAAAAAGAATGAAAACTGGTGGAAAAGATAATGAATGACCAAGACCAACTAGTCGAACAGTTAATTGAAGTTACCTTCGAAGAACGAGACGACTTTCTAAAAATTAGAGAAACCCTTTCAAGAATCGGTATTGCCTCAAGACGTGAGCAAGAACTATTTCAATCATGTCATATATTACACAAAAGAGGTAAGTATTACATTGTACATTTTAAAGAGTTGTTTAGACTTGACGGTAAGCCGACAACTTTAGAAGAGAGTGATATAGGAAGACGAAACACTATATGCAATCTTTTACAACAGTGGAAACTTTTAAAGGTATTAGAACCTAGTAGGATAGAAACTCCTATAGTTCCACTCTCACAAGTAAAAATCATCCCATTTAAAGAGAAAACCGAATGGAAATTGACAACTAAATACTCAATTGGTAGTCAAAACCCCTAAATAATAGGTAATTTAAACACAAAGGAGAATATATGTTCCAAGGAATTATAGACTTTGTTATGGGAATTTGGAATCTATTAATGATTGTTCCGATTGTAATATCAATCTGTTCAGTCGTAGTAGCAATTACACCTACACCTGCTGACGATAAGTTGTGGGCTAAAGTGTATAAATACTTAGAAATCTTAGCGCTTGCCGTAGGTAAAGCAAAAGATAAAAATCCATTATTGGATAAATAAAAGGAGAATATTATGGAATATGCAATACTAGTACTAGTCGGAATTGTTGTTGTCATCTACTTACTTAACGGTAAGAAAGAACAGACACCAGTAGTTAAGGCTGCAGTTTCTAAACCTAAATCGAAAGCACCATCAGTTGCAGAATTAAAAAAGTTGACAAAACAACAACTTTTTGACCTTGCAGATAAGAAATCGATTAAGATAAAGAAATCTGGCACTAAAGCAGAAGTGATTAAACAGATATCATCTGTTAAGTAACTTTTAAAATAGTTCGTAGAAGGGTGCAGAAATGCACCCTTTTTTTATATAAATAAGGGTATGGAAGCAATATTTGATTTGATAGGTGATGTGGGTGTTCCAATTGCAATGGCATTGGTCATGGGTGTATTCATCTTTCTTATAATCAGACAAATCATGGAAGGGATAGTAGATAGTATCAAAACCCTAACAATGTTCTGTGAATCTTTAGAGAATCGTGCAAGAACAATGTCAAATGAAATGATTAAGATTGACATGTTAGTGTCAAGTGCTTTAGAACTAAGGCCTGATATAGAGAGAGTTGCAAGAGCAGAAAACTTTATAGAAGATGGTAAACTTGATGTGAGGAGGGACTAATGGAACAAGAAGTCCCAATGATTGTAGAATTAATCACTGATTATGGGTTTCCAGTTGTTATGATGGTTGGACTAGGTTATTTTGTGTACTTTGTGTGGAACTTCATTAGTGAACACATAGACCCCGAAATAGAGAAGATGCATTTTGCATTGATTAGAGTCATAGACCAAACTAGAATGTTAGACCAAGATTTAATTAGATTAAAAGAAAAGGTTGATGTTGTTTTAGAATACCGTGAAAATGAGAAAAAGAAAACTACTAAAAGGTAGTTATGATTTATACATAACTAACGCTTGTAATTTACATTGCACTGGTTGTAGTGTTTTAGATTACGGTGGAGATTATGAAACTAAGGGTAAGATAACAATACCCTACTTAAAGTTAAATGATGTTAAAGACATTATTGAAAACTTTAACAGATTAGATTTATGTGTTGAAGAACTTAAAGTTCTAGGTGGAGAACCTACAACACACAAGGAACTCAAAGAAATTACAGAGTACCTTAAAGAGAATAGTGATTGTTATGAAACATTAGCCATTGTTACAAATGGTTTAAATTTCACACAACACATTTTAGAAATTCTCAAAAGTTATGACCGAATAATTATATCAGTCTATACAGAACTAGGTGATATAAGAAGTAAGTTAAAGGAAACGGGTTTAGATAAACGAATTTCTACAAACTCATCTATTGACTATTGGCCTCAAGGTGAATTTGTCAAGTTTAATGAGAAGTGGGATAACGTAGAATACGACAAGAGAAGCAATTGGGATAGTTGTTATCAAAAGAATAATTGCAAATCGTTATCTAAAGAAGGACTTTACAGATGCACCATAACCATGAATGAAAGGGTTGAAGGTGTTGATTGGTCTAATGCAACTGATATTGATAATTATGTACATAGTGACGAACCTTTAGATAGGTGTGAAACTTGTTATTGGCCTGCACCGACAGAACGGTGGGGTAGTAACACATGGAAGACAGACAATAAGAATTTTAAGAAAGGTCTTAAAATTATTGAAACGGTAAATGTATATGAAAAAGATATTGTTAGTACTACTATTCTCGATAAGTGTTAATTCAGACGAGATAGTACACAAATTTAAGAGTCCATCCTTTAGTGGAATAGGACAGAGTTCTCATTATCTTACGATTGAGAACCAAGAGAAATCAAGACGTGATAAGATTGCTCAGGACATAGAAGATAGAATTGCAAAAGCAGAAAGAGATGCTCAGAACACTACACTTGCAAAATTTTTAAGAAACGTAGAAAGTAGAATTTACGCTCAGATAGCAAAACAGTTAGTAGAAAATATGTTCTCTAACGGAGAAGCTGCAGACTACGGTGTCTTCTCTATTGAAGGTAATACAGTAACATACGAAAAACTAGTCGGTGCTGATGGTGCAGAATTCATCAGACTAACTATTGTTTCAAGTGATGGAACAACAACAACTTTAGACATCCCAGTAGGAACTGGAAGTTTTTAAATGAAGAATTTATTATCAGTGGGACTCGCAGTCTTACTTGCCAGTGGTTGTGCAAGTGTCCCCACTATGAATAGGGATTCAAGTAATTGTGACCCAAGAATTGTTGACGTTAAGACTGCAGTAGAAAAGGCAATACCTTTTACATGTGTTGAAGATGCAGAGGTTGTGAAGATACCAACCTATCAAGAACTTTCAAACTTACCAGCTGCAGAGACAATGCCTATTGTTGCA